TCTTATGAAGAAGCTATTGCTCCTTTTATCCCTGAATTAGAGCAACAAGGCATTGCTCCTGCCGCATGGATTAACAATCTTGGCAGAGCGCATATGGTTTTGTCCAAAGCACCTTACGAGCAAAAAATTCAATTGTTTCATAAACTTGCACAAGATTATGGTATACAATTAAACAATAATGGTCAGGCCCAACAGGTAGACCCTTACGCACAGCAGTTAATGAATCAACTTGCACGAGTAAACCAAGAAGTTTCGACTATCAAAGGTAGATTTGCACAAGAAGAAAATCAAAGGCTAATGGGCGAAATTGAAGGTTTCAAAGGTAGTGGTAAAGCACCGCATTTTGAATTGGTTAGGGAAGAAATGGCTCAACTACTTGAGCTAGGGAAGGCCCAAGACCTTGAATCGGCTTATAAGATAGCTGTTCGCATGAACGATGAAGCATGGTCGCTTGAGCAGGAGAAAATCATCTCCCAAGCAAAGCAACAAGCCTCAAAGTCGCAACAGGTAGCTAAAGCTAAGGCTGCTGCTGTTAGTCCTCGTTCCGTTACTCCTAACGGTCAAGTGTCAAACGGTGCAGATAAAAAGGATAGAAGGGCTTTATTGGCAGAACAAATGGAAGCCAATGGAAGCTCTAGGGTTTAACTTAGTCTAATTTTGGACATTTTTTAAAGGAAAATATCATGGCATTTGCTAACTCAGCAATCACCGATATTATCGCTACAACCATTCAAAGTCGTAGCGGTGAATTGGCAGACAACTTAACACAAAACAACGCAATTCTTCAGCGTTTAAACCAGAAGGGCAATGTACGCCCATTCTCAGGTGGTAATGTGATTTTGGAAGAAATCATGTACAACGACCCAAATACTAACAACGCTAACTCTTATAGCGGATATGAAGTATTGAACATTTCTCCAGACAGCCCAATTTCTGCTGCCCAGTACAAAATTGCTCAGTACGCTGACGCAGTTACTATGTCTGGCTTGGAAATGCTGCAAAACAGCTCTAAAGAAGCAATCATCGACTTGTTAGATGGTCGTATGCAAGTTTCTGAAGCTCGCTTGTTGAACCGTATCTCTGGTGACTTGTACCTTGACGGTACTGGTAACGGTGGTAAGAACCTTGACGGTTTGGCTGCTGCTGTTTCAACAACTCCTACAACTGGCACATACGGTGGTATTAACCGTGCTAACTGGGAATTCTGGCAAAACCAAAAGGTTGGTAGCGTAGTTATCACTCCTGGCTCAAGCACATTGCTTGCCAAGATGACTGAATTGGCTATCAAACAGGTTCGTGGCACAGACAAGGCTGACTTGATTGTTGCTGACAACAATATGTATGCTGCTTATGTAGCTTCATTACAAGCTATCCAGCGTATCGCTTCTGAGGAATCAGGCGCTGCTGGTTTTGCTTCATTGAAGTTCTACGGTGGTGGTACTTCTGCTGATGTGGTATTAGGTGGTGGTTATGGCGCACAAGCTCCTACAAACACTATGTTCTTCTTGAACACTAACTACATCTTCTTCCGTCCACACAAAGAGCGTAATTTCGTTCCTATCGGTGGCGAGCGTCAAGCTATTAACCAAGACGCAATCGTTAAACTCTATGGCTGGGCTGGTAACTTGACAACAAGTAACTCATTCCTCCAAGGTGTTTTGACTGTTGCAGCCTAATCCATTGATTTGAAAGGAAAATTATCATGGCATACTCATTACTACCTATCTCTGGTGTTAATTTAAACGACACCACTCCAATTAGCTTCGCTTATACAAATGGCGCAACTGCTGTTTCTATTCCAAATTTTGGCCCTTTAGGTGCTGAAACTTTTGGTTCAGACGGCAAGCGTTATGTATTTGCAAAAGCTACAGAAACAATCACAGCAACCAATTCAACTGTTTCGATTAATACAACTACTTTTGCTGCTACAGCAACTAGCGGTTCGTATTTATCTCCAGCAGTTACTTTGGCTTCTGGCGATTACGCTTGGTTTAGCAAGGCTTCAGTCTAAAAAATTGAAGATGTAGTAAATACTGGGACTCTCTCACAAGGGGAGTCCCTTTTCTTTTTTATAACCCTAACCACTTAGGAGCATTAAAAATGGCAATTGAAAGCGATATTTCTAACCCAGATTCACGATTAGCAGTTAAATTCTACAAAAGACCTGTAAAGCTCGAAGATGAGTCCATTGCACAGGGCAGACCGATATTCCAAGAGTTTGATTTTATTAAGATTTTAGTCCCAGGCGATGCTTTGACTGAAATTGATACTTATGTATCTGAAGCTCACAAAACACGGTTTCCTATCCAATGGGCTAATTATATGAACCGCCAAGGTTCTGAAGTTGGCTTTAGTGGCACTCCATTGTCAGAATGGCCTCAAATTAGCGCTTCCCAAGCAGAAGAATTACGAGGTATTAAGTTTCATACTGTAGAAGCTATTGCTCATGCTTCTGACCAACAATTACAAAAAATTGGCATGATTGCAGGTATGAGTCCTCATAATTTCCGTGAAAGAGCTAAAACATTCTTAAATTTAGCGTCAGAATCTGCTGAAGTTTCTAAGCGTGATGAGGAGCTTGCACAACTGCGTGAAGAAAATGCTAAAATCAAGGCTGAAACTGAGGCGAAGCTGAACCAAATGCAGGAGCAGATGGCAGCGCTACTTTCCGCAGTTGGTGAGAAAAAACCACGCAAACCGAGAGTAGTAAAGGAAGCTTAATATGTCATCTACGATGCTCCAGCTTGTGCAGCAAACTGCCAGCGAACTTAACTTAGCTGTACCAGTTTCTGTAGCAGGAAACCCAAACCAAGATGTTCAGCAGATTTTAGCGCTGATGAATGGTTCTGGGTACGATTTGCTAAAAGAGTACGATTGGCAAGCTCTACAAGTTCAGTATCGTTTTTACACTCAAGCTATCACAACAAACGCTACAACGGTCAATGGTTCTACTACATTGACTGTTCCTAGCGGTACAGATATTAGTGGCGTTACAAGCCAATGGCAAATTACTGGTTATAACATTAACCAAGATACTTATGTTGTATCTGCCAATAACACTACTAAACAAATTGTAATGAGTCAGATGGCTAATGGTACAGGCACAGGCTCAATTGTATTGGCTCAGACTGCTTATGACTTACCAGCCGACTTTGAAACCATTACTGACCGTACCCATTGGGATAAGACTAAGCATTGGGAGATGTTAGGGCCTGAAGATGCTCAACAATGGCAATGGCTAAAGTCTGGTTATATCTCAACTGGCCCAAGAATTAGATGGCGTATATTGGATAACCAATTCCAAATATGGCCTCCAATGAATACCCAAGAATACCTAGGATGGGAATACCGTTCTAAGGGTTGGGCAAGAAGCGCCACAGGTGAAATAAAGAATAGTTTTACAGCAGATACCGATACTACAGTCTTAGATGACCGTATTATGGTATTGGCTACCAAACTTAAATACTTTCAAATTAAGTCTTTTGACACTACTGCATTGACGGCTGATTACAACCGTTATTTATCTGTTGCCAAAGCTAACGATAAAGGTTCGCCTAATCTTAGTTTTGCTCCATACCCAAGCAAAGTGCTTATTGGTTACGCTAATATTCCTGATACTGGTTATGGGTCTTAATTATGGCGGTCGCTAAACCACAAACCGCCCTTACTACTTCCATTACTTCCCCTATTGGCGGTTGGAACGCTAGGGATTCTGTATCGTCAATGCCTCCTACAGATGCGGTTACATTAACTAATTTATATCCTACACCTACTGATGTAGTGCTAAGAAAAGGGTATTCCAAGCGTTCTATTGGCATTACTGGCTTTGTAAACAGCTTAATGAACTATGCTGGCCCAAGTAGCCAAAAGCTATTTGCTGCCGCAGGAACAAGCATTTATAACGCTGATACGGCTACTGCTACTGTTGTTTACCCTATTACTAACGACAAACTTCAGCATATTAATATCAGTACAGGTGGTGGTCACTTTTTAGTTGCTTGCAATGGCACAGACGCTACGATGATTTATGACGGCACTAGCTGGTTTAGTATTGCCCCAACAAGCACAGCACAAACCATTAGTTCGATTACCTATGTAACTACAACCGCTACATTAACTACCGCTATTGCTCATGGTTTATTAACTGGCAACAAGGTAACTATTGCTGGCGCAAGTCCTGCCGCATATAACGGCACATATACCATTACAGTAACAGGTGCTAATACCTTTACTTACACAATGGCTAGTAACCCTGGCGCTAATGCTACAACAGTAGGCACTTATACTGTTTTGTATGCAATTACAGGTGTTAACAGCAACAAGTTTATACAAGTAAACTTATTTAAAAACCGCTTATTCTTTACCGAAAAAGACAGTTTAAAAGTATGGTATTTGCCTGTTAATCAAATTGCAGGGGCAGCTTCTTCTCTTGATTTTGGCGGTATTGCTCGTAATGGTGGCTTCTTGCAAGCAATGGCTACATGGACTCTTGATGCTGGTCAAGGCGCTGATGATTACGCAGTATTTATTACCAACATGGGCGAGATTATTGTCTATAACGGTACAGACCCTGATACACCAGCCACATGGGAACTTAAAGGCGTTTGGCAATTAGGTTATGTATTTAGCCGTAGATGCTTTTATAAGTTTGCTGGTGACATTCTATTGCTTACCCAAGATGGTTTAGTACCCCTTGCTTCTGCATTGCAGTCTAGCCGTTTAGACCCTAGGGTTAACCTTACCGATAAGATTTTCTTTGCAATTTCTTTAGCAGCAGATACATATTCTACTGAGTTTGGTTGGCAAGCCATTTACTTTGCCAAGCCTAATATGTTGATTATTAACATTCCTAACCCAAATGGTGCAGAGCAATATGTTATGCACACTATTTCTAAGGCTTGGGCTAACTTTACAGGTATTAATGCTAAATGCTTTGAATTAAGTGGTGATGACTTGTATTTTGGTGGCAATGGCTTTGTAGGTAAGTTTTTTGATACCAACGCAGATAATGGCGCTCAAATCTCAGCTACTTGCCAACAAGCCTATAGCTATTTTGACACTCCAGGTCAACAAAAACGCTTTACATTAGTTCGCCCAACATTCTTAGTAGATGTAGGAACTCCAGGTATTTATTGCGGTATTAATACTGATTTCCAAACCCAAAACAACCTTGGAAAAGTATCTTTTGAAACAACTCCAACAACTACCGCAGTTTGGGATGCCGCCACATGGGATAACGATGTATGGGCTGGTAACTTGGTTATTTCAAGAAATTGGCAAGGAGTTACAGGTTTAGGCTACGCAGGTGGTCTTA